AACCCAGACGACCGCGCAAAGGCATTATTGAATCTCAAGGGCGCAATCGTATTTACCAATGATGGGATGATGCAGTCGGCAAAAGCACAAGAGTACTTTCATCAGCTCTCTACTTCTCCTGACAACCATGTGATTTTTACGGGACATTTGGCGGCGGGTAGCTTCGGGCACCATCTCGTTAAACAATCTATAGTACAGGAATCTAGCGACATAAGATGTTCAATTTCACTCATACGCTATAAAGTCCACCAAGGTTTGCCGGACATTCGAGACATGCTCCAAACACTTCCCAGCCGCAGGACGGTGCTCGTACATGCTCCCAAATCGCATATCGACCATGTTACTTCTATATTAGAAGGGGAAGGTTTTGCAGGACTGTACTCTTTACTTCCGGGCAGTACGCTTTCGTTCTAAAGCTTAACTATGTAATCTTGTGAGGTAAACAATAGGGCTCTTCCTTAGGTCTATTCAGACTTTTTGGAACAGCCCTTTTTTATGATTTGAACCTAATATCTATCTACTCTTTCGTCGTCCCCGGATGATTCTTAAAGACTAGCTCAAATAACCCCGTCGCAGATAAACCTGCAAGACCTCCAGCCCAAAGGCGAAGAACGATATCCAGTTCGGTAAAAGGATACGCTGCCGCTCCGATGAGCAAACCTATCAATAGTCCTATAATCGGGACTGCATTCCGTGGGATGTTGAGGCTATTTTTAACCAATTGAACAAGTGCCAGCACGAATACAGCTAATATAGAAGCGAATGCCATAACATCATCTAAAATCTCTCTTGTTTCCATAATATAACCCTCCTTAGTGGGTACTTGTAATCTCAACCGTTCGAGTGGCGGAATTATAACCTACCTGTGCGCCTAGCGCTTCTGCAATAACACGTACAGGAACGTAGGTGACCCCTTTTTCAAGCACTCCATCTGCAACCTTAACCCCGTTAACCTTTACGACAGCAATAACCTCGCTCTTCAATTCTTCCTCCGCCTTCCTATTGATGATCTTGTACGCTGCCTCCACTGCGGATGTTGAGGGCTTGCCCCCAGCACGTAACTGTGTGAGCGTTAACCCAAACGCCATTTGAAAATGTGGGTAGTCCTTAAAGCTCGTCCAATCGCCACCCCACTCAAAGCCCAGTGCCTTCGCCTCTTTCACAACCTCCTGCCAATCTGCAATCTGATTGTTATTCCTGTCCAGTCGCATATCCCATGACACACTCGATCCATTCGGCAGCAAAAGAGCAAAATCTACGGCTAATCCAAAATTATGATAGCTATACCCGCCACGCGCATTGGTGACAATCGCTCCAGGCTTGGTACGGCCTTGTGCGTAAAGAGCATCCTGTTCGGCTATTGTGCGAAGTCCTTGCGTAATGAGGATGGGGATGTTGAGCTTGTAGCAATGTTCGATTAGAGCAGTAGCAGCGGAGCGGACTACGGGGTGTAGGTTGGTTAGGCGTAGGGCTGATTTATTTCTGATCTGGGACAAAGTGAGCATCTATACTCCTCCTTTAAATAAAAAGGCAATAATAGCAAAGATAGTTCCCGCCAGAACGTATTTAAGTAAATCGATAAACACTTTTCGTTCGCTCTTACTGTCCGTCTGAGATTGTTGCAATAGTTGGAACACACGTGAGTCTAAAGTGTCCCAACGCCTCATAATCTCGTTAAATTGAATTTTCATTTCTATTGTTGATTGTTTAATTTGCTTCACATCTTCCTCATGGCGTGATTGTTTTTCTTTTAATATTAAAAGCTCATTACTAAAACTTTGATGTTCCGTTCCAAATCTAAAAATCTCGTCTTGGATGACTACAAGTCTATTTTCAACATCTTCTAAACGGTGCTCAATGGGCGCTGCTTCAGCATCGCCTCCTCCTGAATTTACTCCCACAATGGTCATATAACAGCCCCCTTCTAAAGTGATAAATAAAACAGCCCTCGTAGCAGCTACGAGGGCAAAATAAAAACGCCATCATAGGCGCTACGGTTTACTTACTATACTTTATCCATATTTTTAATCGTTTCGGCTTGTTCCTCTGTGATATACCCCTTTGTTACGGCCTTATCAATATCTGCTTCGGTAGCTGTGTTATTCACCCAGTTACGTAGAAACAAGTTATTGTATGCGCTACTCAACATCAGATTTCTCCTCCTAGTAGTAAGCTCATAATCAAAGAATCTTGTTCCGCCTGCGATTGCTTTAGGCTCTCCATCTGTTCTGTCAAAGGCTCGACGTATTGCGGCTCTTTTAGCTGCTCAGGAGTTTCGTTAGGATCTGGATAGCTAAACTTTAGCTTTCCCGTTTTGACGTCCACCTTGTAGCCGCTGCACTCTCTAAAGTCCTGCGAATACTCGCCGTATTCGAGCGCGATAACGCCGACTGTCTCCGGTACACGCTCCGCTAAGGCTTTATAGACCTCAAAGTCATATTCTTGCGTGGACTCCACCACATCACCGGATCGCTCTCCAGTATTGACTAGGACGTTTCCTGTATACTTGTCATAATAAATTTTCATTCCTATTTCCATCTGTACCGCTCCCTTTCTTTATGCCCAAGCTTCCCAATACTTTACGCCGTTACCAGCGTGTAGCTTAAATCCGTCGCCATTTACATATGTTCCGCTATCGCCCAAATTTATAACTATTTTTGTATTGCTAAAAAATGTAGTGGTCGATTTAGCCGCAAAATAATACGTACAGAAGTCTATACCGAGGCTATCATGCCAGCAAATAATGACCCTAGGCGTGAACCCCAACCCAGAAACTTGTGGGGCGTAGGTCGATTCGGGCCAAGAACCGGACGCGTATAGTTTAGGCTGCAATATCCCCACCTGTCCAAAAATAGATGTTCCTGCGCGGATATTACCCGATCTGAAGTTACCATCTACAACATATGGTCGCCCACCCGCCCAATAGGTAACAGGCATATTCATTAGAAATAAAGTCTCCCGCGACTCATTTATTGTTAAAGCCAAATCACCGCTATGTGTGGGAATAGCGCCATCCACGCCAAAAATCGGCTTGCCTTGTAGGTAATTCGCGGGTATTAAATTCGGGTCGGATATTTTAACAGAAGCTATGCCCGCACCAAAACCGCTATCTGTGATATATGCGCCCGTGGAAATTCCGGCGGATACGGTGCCGTCGCTGTTTGGGTTGTATCTAACTGCGGTTAAATCGTTTGCCCTTTGAACGATAGCGCCCGTAACAAGTCCATTCTCTGTTCCTAACGTCTTACCCGCTATTACATCGGCTGCCACCGCTGTTCCATACTCACCCCCTTCACCCTGTAAGATAAAAGCCGTGCCATCATATACAACCGTGTAAACTCCGTTCAGGGCAAGTGTCGCCGCATTTCCATTGGGTTTCTTGATTGCTTTGGCCCCTAATGCATTAGGATTGAGTGTAGGATTAGCTCCGCTAGCAATATGTGTTTTGAAACTAAATTTAAGTCCTGCTATCAGCGTAGTAGGTACTGGGCTAAGTGTAAGGGTATATGCGGTGGCTGTACCAGCCGTAGTACCGAATCCAGTGTTGTTATTCAGTAGTGTCTTGTCCGCAGCAGACATCAAGCCATTCGTAGCAGTTGTAGCTACGGCTGCACCGGCTTTCGCATTCCAAGCCGTCTTTTCAGCATCCGTAACAAACCGATTACTAGCATCTTGAGCAATAATAGCCGGCGGATGGGTAGCCGGGTGTGTATAGTTCGTTGCCCCCGCAGCAACACCCGCCAACTTAGTTTTCTCAGCTGCGGTGTAATCGTTGGTCGACAGCTGTTTCCCAGTAACTTTATCTACCTTGCCAGTAACGGCATTATCCAAGATATCCATATTCCCGTTCAGATCTGCAATATCAACAATGTCTGTTCCCTCGGGCTTCTTTAACCCCAAATTTCCTGTCGTTTGCATGTGTCACTCTCCTATCTATAAGTTCTTAATTCGTTCCATGTTTTACTGTGGGCACTCTCCCAGGTCAAAGCCTTAACAGAGTCCCACCAGGTATAGCTGAACACAAATTCATAAGCCAAATGCGCTGGTTTAATCTCTTCGATGATTTGAATCAACCCTGCCATATTGGGAGGGATGCCCAGTGTACTCACAAAATGAATCTCAAAACGATACTCATCAGGCACTTCCTTCACTTCAACCACTCCACCTGAAAAGGCAGACGCTGTCCGCTGGATCATCTCCGGAGTTGTCGTCCCGTTTCCTCGCAGCTTCGCCTTAATCATCTCTCGGCGTGTGGCATATGACTTGGAGGAATCAATATTTAGTCCAAGCTCAGCCTCCCAACGTCCAAGGCTCACCGTTGCTGTTTCAACAAACGCTTGATCCAATACATCTACAGTGCCTACCTTCAGTCCACCAATTTCAAGCCCGATGGTCTCCTGAAGCTTCTCCATTTCGCGGACATCCTTATAATAATCCGGCAAATACTGCATTAGATCAGGCGCCTCGACTTCGCCCGGATGGTTAGAATCTTCATCTGCCGAGTACAATAGTTCGCTGAATAAAGAGTTGCCATAACTCATCCCCTACACCCCCTTCAGTTGATTCCAGGTCAGAGGGCCTTTAGGCAGATAATCATGTGTATGCGCCGCTGGAGGAAACACGGATGGCTTTCCCTCTACCCCCGCCCAAACCACACTATCTGCTTGTTGTGCGAAATCCACCTTGCCATTGTTATTCGTATCGTAGATGCTTTTCAGCATATCCCCGGTACTCTGCGCCGCAACAAGCAAGACATTCCCAGCAGCAGAACCAATATATAGCTTCCTACTGTCTGTACAGAAGCCAAGCTCACCAATAGCCAGTGCGCCAATGGCGCTTTCCAATCCGCGACGTATTTGAATCAATGTCTTTAGAGCCATTATTCCGCCCCCTAGAATGTTCCGCCATCAATACTGGCTACAGTAAGTTTATTGCCATTCGCAGCATCATAAATGATGCTACTTCCATCCACACTTACAGCTACACCGGTTCCATCTACGATGATCCCTTTTCCAGCCGTAATGGCAATCGCGTCTGCAGTGACCGTGATCCCATTGCCTGCACCAATATTCAGCGTTACAGCATCGGCTTGACCACCACCAATGAGCCCGTTCCCAGCGGTAATCGTCTGTAGCGCACCCCCGGTACGAACCCATGCACTTCCGTTCCAGCTATAAATTTTCTGCTCATCATCGACATAAGCGGTCCAACCCACGGTAGGAACATAAAAGACCCAAACGGCAGACTGATATTCAACGATTTGATTCGTTTTCCCCGCCCATGCCCCGGTTGCTCCGGCCGGAATAATATATCGGTCACCCTCAACCGGACTGGCAGGTGGAGCGATCAGGTGCTGATCTTTTACCGACGCTTGCGGTTCAATATTATGCTTGGCCAGCTCAATTTCGTTCTTAATCTTCTGGGCAGACCACAGATCTGTAATCGTAGTCCCAGCATCATTGATCGTCCGGTGTTTGGTCACATCGTCAATATGCGTCTTGATCTCAGCCGCAGTTTTTACGTTCGTGCCGTCCGATACTTTATTGATATGTCCCGCACTAATATCCGCTTTAAGCACCTTCGCATAGGTTGCTCCATCAGCGATATCGTCGATTGTACCTGTTAGGTCGCTAAGTTTCTGCGCATTCACCCGTCGCCAAGCTGCCCCATCATCAAAATATAAATATCCACTATTCGTCCCCGTAGTCACGTAATACAAACGACCAACGGCTCCTGCAACTGGACGCGAGGCTTCTGGCCCTGATAGTGCCCTGCCGACCATGGAATTGGACGTGCCGTCACCAATATAAACTTCCTTAGTATCACTGCAAAAACCAAGCTCGCCTGCCTTCAACACGCCATAACTCGTTAGCTCAGCCTTCGTACCCCGCTTTATTTGTATGGTCTGTGCCATTTTACACCTCTCTTCTAAAAGATCCTCCGTCAATCTGACCCTTGCTCTTATAACGCTCTATTTCAGTTTGGACAGCAGTAAGACTCATCTGTAAACCGTTAATATCCTCTGCTTCAACGGTATCGCCGGGGGTTTCGTAAGTCACATAAACCTCTGGTACATCGGCAAAAATCTTAATCAATCGCCGCCACGGCGCCTCATCCGGAAAAGACACAGTGAAATTACGTAGCTCGATCCCTGAATACTGTGATCCTGTGTACACGGCGATGGTCTGATTATTAATGTTGTCATGCGCAAGCACACCACTGAACATGCCATTTTCAAGCGGTAATCTCTCTTCAATTACATAGCTACCACCGTTTGCTTTTTTATTAAGCTTGTCTTGAAATATATCAATTTGCTCTGGATAACCCATACTACACCTCCAGTAAAACATTGCCGAACAACGGTACTTCTTCTACGTTCAACATTACGTTACCCGCTCCACCGTTTAGCTTTAGCTCCGTATAATCCGCGACACCCTCCGTAGCAAGCAATAGTGCCCCGATTACAGACTGACTAATATAGGTTGCTGAAAAAGCCTTCTCCTTGCGATAACTCTCAAGAATCGCTTTGAATTCTTCATTAACAGTTTGCAGCGCATAGCCTGATGCGAGGGTTACTTTTGCACTTATATTGATATTTTTGCCCGTTGCCGAGGCAACCGTTACAACAGCACCTATGGGGGCTTGCCCCTCACCCGCTCCAGAAACCGGATCAATGTAATGCTGAACCTTAGTCACCAGCAGCTCAGAAGCAGGAAGTTTCTCAGCATCCACAACAATCACCTTCACAGTCTTAGGACCGTTCCATAACGGAAAAACACGCGCACCTCCCACCCCCACAACCTGCATCGCCCACTCCATATAGTGATATTTATTTCCGCTAGTAGCTGGGCGTCTGGCTGAATCCAAATAACGTTGGCGTAACGATTCATCTGTTTCTTCGTTCTCTCCAGGAATTAATAGAGCAGCTATTTCCCCACGCGCAAGGTCTGAAATATAATCCACAGGCAGCAAAGAGCCAAAATATCGGTTTCCTTCTTCTCCAGCGGTTTCACTTTCCAGCCGATACACTCCAGGTGATACCTTCTCCACGGCAATATAATTCAGCATATCGAGAGAGAAGCGGCTGCCGAGAGGAACATCCACAAATCCTCCATCCGCTTTATAAAAAATCCCCTTCAGCTGCGCCTTACTCGCTTCACGCCTTACAATTCCTGACCAGGCGATACTTCGCTCCAAGTACTCTCCGGTAGCCGTATCTGCAAAATACAGATTATTATTCACATCCAGCTCAATGTACATCTGCGCGAGCTCTGCTGCTGCTGGAGCGAGCGCGTCATAAATGATGCTGCCCTCGCGTTTATCCAAACCTGACGGAACCCGGTCCAGCATTCGCTCCAAAAGAGCCTCATACGTCTGATTCTCATACATCCTCATTCCACTCCTTTCTCAGCTGAAAATTGCCATAACGTGTGACCACCTTGCAATCAAAGGTTAGATTATCCCCGGTAAAAGAAATCTCAATATTCTCTAAACTAAGGATTCGTTCATCCTGAAGTAAAGCCTCACTAACAATACGTCTGATTTCAGCTCTGACTAGCAGCCGATCTTTGCCAAGCACCAGTCGCCACTCTGTTCCGTAATCCCAACTGTAAATCAGATGTTCAAACCTTTCGGTGCGCAGAATTTTGGCCGCTGCCTGCTGCACGGCCTCAAGTCCATCCGTTTGGCCTGTAATCCTTTTTCTATCCCAATCCATTCGGTAGGCTAGGCTGGGGCTTTCCCCACGCTCAAGGTTGACCTCACCTTCAAGAAGGGCGGTTATCGGTCCGGCTTTTCCAATCGCAGGAATCATATTGGGCTCACCAGCCGATCCAGAACAATATAGCTTTGTCCGCCTTGCATCCGAACCATCAGAACCCGATCACCAGAGGCAAGTCCTCTTCGCAGCACTACTTCTCTTCCCTCAAGCTCGATCTTGCTTTCCATTACCGATTCAGGCAGTACTAGCGCATTCCCCGATAAAATAAACCGTTGATCCACCTGGATCTGCAAAGGAGCTGCCTCCGTTACCGTCCCATAAGAAAAAGCCACAGGATTTGTATTTCCCACGGCTCCTAAGCTTGCTTTTTTAATTATATCCAACATCATTACTACACCACCT